GTCGTTGAAGTTCCAGTACGTGTTGACCAGCGCACCGGAGGAGGCGAGGCCCTGGTCAACCGTGATCGAGACGGAGGATCCGCCGGTGGCAAGCTCTGCGCCAAGAAGCGTCTGAAAGAGGCGGTCGTGTCTTCGACCAGTCCCGGAGCAGGTAAAGCGGGCCGCGTCGTCGCCGCCCTGCGTGAAGGAGATCGAGCCCGGCGTCCAGCCACCGATGCGATCGGCGGAATTGTTATTCAGAAGCCAGAGGCAGAGAGCGTCCTCGGAAGTGTCGCGAGTCGCCTTCGGCTTGAAAGCGATTGCGCCCTTGATGTTAGCCCCAGTGGCAGGGGTGAAGGTCAAGGGTGGCTCGACGGTGATCTGGTCGCTCGGAGCGTAGATGCTGACGATCCGCCGCATCTCGTACAGCTCCGAGGTGGCGGAGGTCTCCACGATGATCGCGTCTCCGTTCTCGAAGCCCGAGACGCTTGAGCAGTCGAGAACGTGCGCCGTGCTAGATGCCCCGCTGGTGGTCGTCGTCGCGCTTCGGTCGACCTTCGTCCATCCGCTGGTGGTCAACAGCTCGTCGATGTCGGGGGCCGTGGTCCGCGTCCCCGACGGCATGACGTAGCCCTCAAGAGAGGCCTCGGCCGTCTTCTTCTGAGCGATGCCAGGGACGGCCGTGGCAGTGCCGAGCTTGTCCTCCCGGGGGGTATACGCGATCGTCCCAGAGGCCGAGCCCCCGACGACGCGCACCGCATCAGCTGCCTCGGGGTAGCTCTCGCCAGCGGCGTCCGTGATGGAGTAGGCCGACTGGGCGGCGACGAAGGCGACGAGGTCGCGCCCGATATCAACTTTGGGGCCTGCCATGATTCGCTCCTAGTACAGTTCGCTTGTGATGACTTCTACGCTGGTCAGAAGGGCTATGTTGGGCGCGGCGACGTCCGTATCAGCCCCCGGAATCTGGTTCGTAACGGTAGCACGGACGATGCCCGAGGCATTGCCCAAGGTCCACCCTTGACCGCCTGCCGGGCTTGCTCTTCGGTTGAAGATCGTCTTGATGGCGTCCCCGTATCGCCAGGCTGCCACCATGGCTTGGACCTCGTTGCCCGCGACGTTGGCATCGAGGACCACCAGGGCTAGGTCGAAAGAGACCCGGTAAAAGCGGGAGTTCGCCTCCATCTCGCCTGTAGTCGAGTCGATCGTGATCGACAGATACGGGAAGAGGGTCGCCTGGCCGGCTCGGTGGTACCACTGCTCAATCTGGGCGACGTCGGGAAGCTCGGCCGTGGTGATCCCCAGGTCCGTCCGCATCGTGGCCAGGGTCTGGGCGTTGATGCCCGTGGTCCCGTCGTTGAGGACAGCATGGATCGCGTCCATAGCTCGCTCGGTGAAGGTCGCCATCGTTCACCGAGTCTTGAGGCGCATAACGCCTCGGCGCATCTTCCGCCAATCGTAGGCCTTGGCAAAGGGGTCCTGCTTGGCAAATGCCTTCTTCCGGGCCCGCACAATATGGACCTGGAAGATCTGGGCGATGGCCGTGGCAAGCGGAACGTCCCCCCCGAACCCGACGCGATCCAAAGAGGTAGGAACGACCTGGGTCGAATAGCGCACCGGCGGGCGCGGCTTGCTCTGCCGTCTATAGGCGGGGCCCTCGGCGCGGCTGTGAGCCATGCCGTATTTCCCCACCTCGGTACTTGCGTCGAGGCCTACCTCCAGGCCGTCCAGCCCGATTCGCATCATCCCCCCCGGAGCGACACCTCCCCGCCCACCGCTCCCCAGGGCAGCCCGGAGCGTCCCGGTCAACTGAAGAATTGGGCGGCCGGGGAAGTGCCTCTTCTTCCACGCCTTGTATCCCCCCTTGGGCGGTGGGCGCGTGGACAGCTTGTAGAATTTGTCCCCGGTACTCTTCCCCTGAGTTGAAAAGTGCCGCCTCTCGTGACTTCTGAAGAGGTAGACGACGTCGGTAAAGATCGGCCGGAGGTCCTTGATCAGGTTCGCCCATTTTGAGAACCCCAAGGAGATGTTTCTGGCGTCGGGCTCGAAGACGAGGGAGAACTCAATGCCGCCCGGGCCGCCGCTGGTACGGCGCATCTCGCTCGCGGAGGCCGAAAGGGTGTCCAGGCCTGAGCCGTAGGCCGTCGAGAGGGCCACGGCTAGAGGTCCGAGCCGTCAGGCCAGATGGGGGGCGCCGCGTAGGGAGCGTCCCCAGTGCCGGGAGCTGGGTCCCAATCGGGATCCTTGGCCCTGGTCCAGTGGGAACCCATGCGGGAATCGGCAGAGCCGGCGTCGGCGCTTCCGCCGTTGTCGAGGAGCATCATCCGGATCGCTGGGACAGATCCCAGCATCTCCTCGCCGAGCTTGATGAGTGCTGGGGCCGTGCTTTCTGCGTCTCGACCGATGGACCCCTTGGCCAGGAGGACCTCGCCGCTCGTGAGCATCATCTCCACCTGCTGAGCCCAAGCCTCGGCCACAGAAGAGGCCGTGATCGAGTCGCTGATCCCGTTGGTAAGGAGGGCGACGCGCACCTGGTTGTAGGCCTTGGCCCAGATCACCGCCGCCTGCGTGGAGGTCGGGGTGGTTGTCGAGGAGAGGGTCCCGAGCTGGGGGGCCATCGAGGTCGCGGTGGCAATGTCGGCGTTATAGGCCACGGCCGCCCCTAGTCTTTAGCCGCCGCCTTGGCCTTCTTCTTGGGCTTGGGCTTCGTCTCGGCCTTCGCGGCACCACGCGAGATCAGCTTGGCCCCGTTATAGTCCGAGGCCTCGAAGGAGTCGCCAGGCGCGAGATTGACGCCCTCGACGGACAGCAGACAGCAGGCCACGAGCTTCATCAGTCGGCCCTCTTGGGCGCTGCCCTCTTCTTGGCCGGCGCTTTCTTCTTGACGACAGGCTTGGGCCGCGCCGGGGCGGGTCCTGCGACCTCCCGGATCACCCCAACCGCCTCAAGCTCGCCCGAGTTCTTGAGTGGCGGAACCAGCGCGCCGGCCGGGTATTCAACCCCGCTATGCCTGAGGCATTGCCCGGGACAGACTTCGTATTTCGCCATGAGGGACGCTCCTCTCGGTGCTAGGCGTGGCTCAGCACGCCCATGGTTTCCCAGTCGGTGCCATCGCAGAAGAAGATCCCCCACTTGCCTTGACCCAAGGTTTCCTTGGTGGCGGCCGCGTCGTTCCTAACAACGAGGTTCTCAGCGCCACCTGCCGTGTTCTTGATGAAGAAGAAGAGGCCCTGGGAGGCCTCCTCTGCCGGGAGGTCCACGTTGCGGTGTGAGCCGTCGGGGTCCAGCGCTTGGAACTGGGCATCTTGAGGGACGAGCGTCTTCGTGCCTGCCAGGGTCTCGACATTGCCCCCGAGACGGACGCGCAGGCCGTTGACCGGGTTGACCGCGACCCCTTGGGGGATCAGTGTTTCTGCCATGATTCGCTCCTAGCTCACTACTGTCGAGTACAGGTAGCCCAGCTCTGTAGTCGGGGCCGCGTACTGGTCTGTATGGAGGACGTCAATCTGCTCGACGTAGGGGGTCGGCTCCCACCGGCGCACGGCGCCGTCTGTAGACCCCTGGAACTTCCACCGCTGGAGGCAGCTCTGGGGGGTCATCGGGGCCGGACTGGGTCGCAGTCGTGCGAACAGGCAAAATTTTCCCCAGATGAAGGAATTGGTTTCGGTGAGGTTTTCTTCGGCGGAATTGGCGACGGCTTTGCCCACGTAGACATTCTCGACGTCTAGGGCCCGAGCGATGTCGTCGTTGGTCACGATGCCGACGCTGTTTTGCGTCCTGGACGAGAATTCCACCAAAAGGCTGTGCTGGCGCAGTGCCTTATAAACCTCGTACCCAATAATGGCGGTATTCGGGGCCTCTCCGGAGGCCTTGATGATCGTGTCCCTGGCGGTCTGGGCGATGGAGACGGGGTCGCTCGCGGCGTTGTCCCACTGGTCGGAACCAGAGAGGGCCGTGGTCTTACCAGAGAAAACCGTAGTGGAGAAGGCGATGGCTGCCGCCTGGCGCTCTCGGTTGATCGCTACCTCGCGGGCGAGAATAGCGGCCTTGGCCTGCCTCATGTTCAGCCCGTTGCCCTTGGCGAACTCCGCGGTGGACTTGCTGAGCTGGCAGCCGAGGCCGTTGAG